TTCTTCATCTCCTAATACTAAGTTACGATACTGCCCGTATACTGTTGAAGATGGGGCTTTACCTACTACATTCGTATTATATAAAAGCGAACCACTTCCTTGCTTATCTGCATAAGCTATAGAAAACTGTACTCTTGCTTCATCTCTTGTCGAAGAAGTATTATAAATATCGTAGTAAAAATCAGCAGACGTTCCTCCAATTTGTACTGATGAAGTAAAAAACGCTGTTAGTGTACTAACATCATTACTCCATACAGGTGCAGTAACTGATTCTGCACTTACTACTATATCATCTGTATCAAATCTTTTGTATGACATAATTAGTTAGTTTTAGTTATAGTTACTGGAATAGTTAATCTCGCTCCTGATCCTCTACCTACAACAGTTATAGTTGTGTTTAATTGTGTTCTTGAACCAAATAAAGTATTTACGGCAGTAGCTGTTAAGTTAATTGTAGTACCAATTACATTCTTAGAAACATTTGTTCCGATGGTTGTAGTAGTATTTAATCGTTCTGCTTCTTCTGTGTTAATACCTACACCTGAGAATGAATTTAACACTCTAACATCTGCAATAGTTGCTGTGTATCCATCTGTTTCAAATATTGTTGTAGCACCTAAGTAATTTAATGTCTGAGGGGTAATAGCAACTGAGGCGCCTTGTTTTAATGAAATTGAAGAATAACCTAAATCTAACACTGGAAGTTTAGAAGTACCTCTCGGTAGCGTGGTTAATTTATATTTCATTATTTGAGTTTCGTCAGGGAAAGCTTCTAACAATGGCATGTTTTCGATAGCTTCACCATAAAAAGCAGAACCTGAGGGATGTGATGGATTGTATAAGGTGTAATCAATCTCATCGTCCGAAAGAGCGAATTGAGTAATTTTAAAAGAACCATCCCCTCTGGCTAATAGCTCTCTTCCTTTTTTTGTTAGGATCGCATCCACCGTCACGATCGAATTATCTAAGTATCCCATTTTGTATTTAGTGTTTTATATAAATATATGTTAATTATAGTTTTTTATGTTACAGATGTCACCTCGGCATCTAAATTACTTAAAAATACTTCATCAGTATCAATTGCATAAACTTTTCTATCTGGTAGTCTGATAAGTCTATTCCCAGGTCCGTCAATATATAAAATACTACCGACGAATGGAAAATCAGGGTATGACTTATTAGGGTGAGTTCCTGTTATTACTGAGTTAAAGTATACTGTTACTATTTCTCTATCAGATTGGCTAATAGCTTTAATTGCCGCGGTTGCTGAATCACGAGCATGTAGACTTGCTTTAAACTCTTTAAAGGACAGAGCAGGTTCATTTCCTGCTATTGCCCCAGCTTGTATTCGTGTTGTAAATTTTTGTTTATTATACTCTCTTGCTACAGGACCTGCTGCGGTTGCTTTACCTCCGTTATACTTACTATTAAGTATACCTGCCTTGGTATATGAACAGTTTTGAATTTGAGCGTATTGAGCACTTCCATTAATTATAGCGTCAAGATTAGAAGGTACATACTGACTGGTTAGTTTATCTGCTACACGGCGGGTAGAGCTGAGTTTACTTATAGAAGAGTTGTTTAGTAGTGGATTATAATCACTATTAATAAACCCTGTTGTTACATAAGGAAGAAAAACAAACTGAGAGTTGTTGTAGATTGTGTTGCCTCCTGCATCTACTCCTGTTGGAAGAGTAGTAGTTACTATTTCTTCAAATGTAAAATAAAAATATTCTGTTTTTTTCTGTCTTCCAGTTATTTTAGTAGAAATTTGACCAATATTAAAATCAAATTTAAATTCATCTACCTCTTTTAGTGCAGCGGCAACATTAACTCCTTCTTTAGATAAGAAAGGAATTGCAATACCTTGTAAAGTAAACGGTGGTACAGGAGTGTCATCTATACCTGGATTAACTACACTACTGCTATATAGTAAGTTGGCATTACCTGCTCCGTAGGATTGCGGTCTTGTAGCTATGAAATCTTGTATAGTCATCTTTAATTAAAAATAGCGTAATATTTGTTTCCTTTAGTCAATTCATCCTCATAGTATACTGTGAGTATTGATCCGGTTGTTATTAATGTGCTGCCAGTGTTAGGTCCTAAATACCATCCTTGGAAAACTCCTCCGTAGTATGATACTTCTGCTTCTACAGTAAAGAACTCATATGTATCGTAATCATGTCCAAATTTCAACGTACTAACAGATGGTCCAAGAGTTGATGGGTATGTTAACTCAATAGAACCACTAATTGCATCTCCTTCACTACCTGTAGCAAAAATTTCAAAATACTCTCCTTGATACGTTGCTTCTAAAGCAATAATACAGGCAGGAGGTAAAGGGAGTGATAAGTTAAACAGGGTTAAATCAAACGTAATGTTTGGTTGAGCTTGTTGTTTAAAAGGGTTTTCTGTATTTAATTCACCTGTTGTGGTTATAACAGCAGAACCGCTTAACTCTCCGTTAAACATTGCTGACTCATCATAAAGAATTTTTGTAGTTCTACCTTTAGGAGTTCTTATTGATTGAGTGTATGCGGTTGTATAATTATAGCTTCCTGAGGAGTCGTAAGAGCCACCCTGACTACCAGTATATGATCCAATTCTTAGTGAACCAGATTTTGTCTCATCAGTCCATGATGTTAGTACTTGGGGTGCTTTACTTCTTGCTAATTTATGTGAGTCAAGTATAACACCTGTATTAACTTGCGCTCTTGCTGGTACGAAGTCTTTTATTAGTCTAAATAAGCTTCCATCAAAAAAGTTTAAAAGTCTAATAAATGCTTTTGGTGATCTTGTATAGGCGAGTAAAGTATCCCAGTCCCAGTTTGCATCTTCCCACAATGTAAATATATCATCCCACCAGTAACTATCATCTGTTACTGTTCTCCCTAACACGCTTAATCTTTCATACTTATAATCTCTCGATGTTCTTGGATCACCAATATAGTCATCAATATCAAAACTACCAGTAACGTGTATATCTATAAAGTCATTAGTAGCTTTCGAAATATTAAATCCTACTTCTACGACATGCTGGTCATCTGTATATTTTCTTGGTTTTTGCTTTACTATAGAAGTATACTTCGAAAGTGTACTTCCGCTTACTATACTACCGGTATTATCAAGCCTTATTTGTTCGGTACTGCTCGCAGTTGTAAAAAATGCTGGTCCCCAGAACGGTCTGGTATTAACATTGACTCCTCCAAAAGTCTTTATACTTAGCAGGGTATCAGGAATACCAAAAGTGGTTATAAGAGCTCTTAACCCTCTTTCAGTACCTTTTGTTTTTAGTAGATAAGGTAGGTTATGATAAAGTCTTTTATATATTTCCTTTTCATAATTATCTTTAGGCATAGGCTGCAGATAATCATGCTCACTACCCGAAGTAGCTATAGACATTGTGGTAATATATTCACTCCCAGTATTATACCTTTCACCAATAAACATAGAGAACAAATTGTCTATGTTTTGATTACTGTTGTATAGGTTTATTCCAAAAGATTCTATAGCTGATCTAACTATATCTTTAGATATACCAAAGTCTAATCTGTTGTCTGCATCATACTTATCAGATACTGATTTAAAATAAACCCATAGATTATCAAAATGATGTGCTAACATATGAACAAACATTAGGTACTGTTCATTGTTAGAATCTTCTCTAATAAAACTTGGAATAGTATTAGTTAGAAGATCAAAGTTCGTACTGTCGTACTGATATGCTGATTCTATTATATTATTAAACCAGACTGATGCTGATGGATGATCACTTGGTAAATTTTGATATGGTCTGCTGTTAGCAGAGCCTGATTTAGGCCAAGCGTATGAACTGCTTTCATAATAAAGATACCTATCATAGTGATCAAAATTATTTACTACACCTTTAATTAGACCTTCATAGTATTCTTTACTTCCAGTTATACCGTAGTCAGTATAGGAAGAAGATACAATAATTCCTAAGTTAGTTTCATAACTATGAAGTAGATCTAATTTATATTTAAAGTTTCTTAATCTCTCTTCTACTGAGCTAAAATGAATAAACTCGCTAAAATCTTCATGATTAATTGCTATTTGTGCGCTTTTTTCATTAAAGAGAGAGTATAGCTGGTAATAAGAACTTGTAGTAGGGTACGAAAAAAGCTCATTATAGTTGAAAAATTCAGTAGGGTTATTATTTTCGTATTTCTCTTCTATAAAGAAGTTTGGACCTTGTAAAGATCTTGCCTGTTCCTCTTCGAATATAGGAGTAGCGTTTATACTAAATGCCTTGTCTCTGCTTACTTTTGACTCAACAGTAAAGACAGAATTAGTAGAGGTGCCAGGTGGTAGCCCTTCATATAGTTTTATTGCCAAAGCAACACCTTTGTCAGTATTTTGAAAATCTATATTTAATCCTATAGAAAATCTTTCTTCACCAAACGCTAAGTAAAAACTATCAAAAGAAGAATTTGTGTTTAGTTCATTCTTTAATTTAAATGCAATATTACGAATGTCTTCGTCAACAACTTGATGAGATAGAGCTAATATTTCAGTACCATCAGGAGAGATATCACTAATAAAAAATTCTCCACCGAATTTACCCTTACTAAATAAGTTGTTTAAGAATCTATAAACTAAAACTACATCCCCACTTTCGTAGCCCAATTCTACTGCATCCGTCTCCGGGTCAATTGTTACAGTAGATTCACCTTCTTTTCCCGCACCTGCTGATAAGATACCAGCTGTGTACTTTCTATAGTCGGGAATTGTCTCTAATAAAATTTGATCAGCAGTTAAAATAGAAAGTTCAACCCTGTTTTTCTCAGGAGAGATTAAAGAATTAACCGAGAAACTTTCTATAATACTTGCTTCCTCTAAATTAATAGAGGTAGTATCCAAAGTATCTGGTGCTAATTCTTCTACTAAATAACTATATTTAACCATTAGCTAATTTGGGGTAAACTTAACTGTATAATCTCTTCTTGCTGTGCAAGTATAGTTTCTCTCAACTGGGCGATTTCATCCAGTAGTGGTTGAATATCTTCAGTGTCTTTTTCAAACGATACAAGCTCAGAACTCTTTTTTACTAAATATTCATGAGATAAATCTTGTCCTTGAATAGGTATTTCATAAAACAGTTCTTCATATAGATTAAAAAATTCTTCTACTGAAGGAGTATCGTCGTCTAAGATAGGTTGAGCAAAGGTATTAAATGAGCGATCTATTACCTTATCGAACTGTTCTTTATTAAAGACTGTTTTTTGAAGTCTAATTTCTCTTTTAGCCATTTCTTACTACCTTGAATACGTTTTTGTTATCGATAATAACAGTGCTTCCATTCAATGTAGTTTTGACTAACAGTCTATAATATCTATTTGGTTGAAAAGAATCCATATAAACGTCAAAAAAACTACTTGTATTATCTGCACTTATTTTTGTGTATGATGTATCAAAATCTACTATCATCTCATTACTATACTCATCTTTTATACCCCAGTAGGAATTTTGCGGAAGCTTATATTCTGTAAGGTATATAGAGCTTGTAGTAAAGGTTCTTGTTGGATATTTAGGTCTTGCTGATAGACGAAATCTTACTATATCACTATCGACATACTGTTCTTTATGGTTCTTAATTGAAACAGTTGCTATATCTGTATCTAAAGCTGATAAAGTGCTTGAGTAGCTACTATCATCCCATTTAAATTCAAGATAGGGAGGGAAAATAGTATTAGTATCACCTCCGTAAAATTTAAGATTTATACTTGATGATGTATAGTTTTCATAACTATCATCTATTTTAACTATAACACCATTATTAGGTATTGAGCCTGAATAATGAGAGTTAATTATAGAAGTAATATCTATACTTGTGTCCTTTGTACTGCTTAAATTAAAAGTTTGACTTCCGGATACACTTGAAGTAATAAAATCGCCTCCTAAGTTACTCCAAGGATTTTCTTGTGCACCTCTGTATTTCCAAGATACTCCGGTTGAATTAATAGGTTGATCGTCTCGTTTTCCTGTACCGTTAACCCATGATTGAGAAACGGGGTAAACATATAATGTATATGTAGTAGGTAGTTCCCCAGCAGTAGCTAAATACATATTAAGAGAAGCAGAATAAATACCAGTGACTTTGTCTTCTAAAGTATTAGTAATATCATCTGTATTAAATTGAAGTAGAGCTCTATTTGTTCTACCTACTAAATACGCGTCTGGGTATCCTCCTATTTCGAGTACTTGATCTTTGCCGGCATTACCGTAAAGTCCAGCAGTATTAGGTTCTGACCAAATAAATGTATCTTTTTCAGGGTATATTCTAAATATTGCCATTTCTATAAGGTTGTTACACGTCCTTGAATATCTACATCAGGGAATTTAACTTCAAAAATACATGGATCGTACGAAGGATATACTACATTACTTTTAGTGGCTCCTCTTACGTCGTAAGCAAATTCTGAGTAGTCTCCTTGTGCTTTGTTATCTATGACTACTGATTTTACTGTTTGAACTCCATCAACTTGATCTAATAGTGTATAGAGTTTCGATAGGTTTATTGTCTGATTAATATTCCATTTTTTAATATCAAAATAATCTTTAAGTGTATTAGTACATTTAAGTAGCACATCTCTTGCAGCATAGCTTGGGAGAGTTATAACTTCATACTTTACACCTATATTAACTACAAAAGCATCTTTTATATCTATAGCGTCAGTGAGCATCATATATTGAGATAGATATGTTTTTAGGTTTTCTTTTAAAGATAAAGACGCTGTGGTTAGTTTAGAATCAACATCATATGCAAGACAATATAAAGAAAGTGCTAATGGGTTTTTTTCAAGCACGCTTGCTCTCTCTGATACACTTTCTTTAGTTACGTATACTTTAGCAAGGGTACCAAATTGCGGTGGCAGCGTTAATGCTCTTACAGTAATATCACTAATAGTTACTGCTCTTTTTTGTTCAGAAAAAGACTTCAATGCATTTTGTCTAATTTCATCTACTGTATCAGCGTCTTTACCCCCTATGGCGGGTAGTAGGTTAGTACAGGTTAAAGTTTGAGAATAAACACCATCGTCGGGTGTTGGTGTTGTTGATAGTGAAGTAATAGTACCAGCGGGTACATTAGATGCTATGCCGCCTCCTGAGAGGTATCTAACAGTTAAAGTAGTGTTTGATGGTGCTAAACCGTACGCTTTGGTAAATAGAAAGTTTGTAGGATCAAATGCTTGATCTAAAGAATCCACTAACGATTGATCACCGAACTTATGTACATAGGTAGGGTCAGGTAGGAACTCTTCATCATCTTGGCTCAATATACCACTTCCAAATTGTATTTGAAGCACTCCTTTAGATGTTACTCTTGTAACAAATCTTCGTGGAACTTTTTCTAACTTTAATAAGTTAGGTACTAATTGATTGTCTTGAGTAGTATTAGTCTCTTCTTTGAAGATAGTGTCTTGTGCAAGGTAGGGAACTTCATACCACAAATTGCCGTCAGAGTCTACGATGTCTAATACTTTTATTATATTATCATCTGCTATACTAACAGTCTTGAATCTCTCAGCCGATGTAAAGGTGAATGATGTAGTATTAATAGTAGCTGATGATGCTTTTACTCTTTTAGTTAGTAGGTAGGTTGAGGGGTTACCGTTAGTAAGTTCTGATATAGTAATATCGGTTGGATCGTAAGAGCTACTAAAGGTAAAATCAATTGGTCTATCTAATAGAAAAGTGGTGTTCCCTGCTGTATCTGCAGTAGCAGTAGAGTTGTCGCTAAGTTTTACTGCATAAGAAAAGTCTGGCTTAAAGCTTGATCCAGAAGCAATTGCTGGGATAGTCTGAGTGATGTTTAGTTCGGTAGTAGATGCAGAAGTAACTTTTGGTCTATACCCCATCATATATGCTAATGAGTATAGATTTGCAGGGTTTTTAGCGTGTTGTAGAAATGTCTCTTGTAGTTGTGTATCTTGATAGAAAGATAGAACGTCTCCTACGTAGGCAGCCATTTCGATAAACATCTGTCCTGGAGAGGTTTCATTAAAGTCGTTGTATGTATCAGGAAAATAGTTTTTAGCGTGCTCTATAAGTGCAGACTTAAAGTCACTAAATTCCCTATTAATATACTTTATATCTCTTTTTTCTGCCATTACTGTTCAAAATTTATTACTACTTCATCTTCTATATTGCTCTGTTTTACTATATAGCTCATACTAAATTGTACTGTATTAGTATCTGGTATCCCTGTAATACTTATCTCGACAGGCTCTACTCGGGGAAAGTATATTTCTACTTCTCTTCTAATAGTTGTATCGATTAACGCTACTTTATCCTGTGTTAGTTGTTCAAATAGTAAATTTCTTAAATCCGTGCCAAAAGTAGGGTTTAAAAATCTCTCTCCTTTACCGGTTAAGAAAAAATTAATTAAATTAGTTCTAATAGCATACTTAGTTTCGTAAGTAGAGTTAAATACAGCTCTTCCACTAAAGGGTAATTTTACTCCTATAGCCTTACGGGGCTGGAGATCAAGTGGATCTATTTTCTGTATATTAAATGCCATTATAAACTTATTCTGTTTTTATCTTTTTTATATGATGCATCTAAAACATTTTTTGCTTTAGCTACAAAATCTAACTTACTAATATCTATCCCAGGCATTGGTCCTTGATTCTCCATAGTCATTTGGGTTGCCATAGACTGTGCAAAATTAGGTTTATGTACACCAGATCCGCCGATTATGTGATTTAAATCTTCTTTAGTCATTCTCTTTTGAGTATCGGCAAGCATTTCTTCTAAAGGAATAGTACCAGGATTCATTCTACCTGTTGACCAGGTTTGAGAGATATCTTTTTGTTTTATCGGTTGATATTCCGTTTTAGCTGGCTGTATATCGGGAGTAGAAGCAAATTTTACTGCTTCATTCATTACTTCTTGTAACTCCTCCTTAACAGCTGCTCTTACTTCTTCTCGTATGATTTTTCTTAATTGATCGAGTTTCATATATATAAATAGTTTAGTTATGGAAGTTGATTATCTAATCTGAATTTTAGTTCCTCTATGAGGATATCTGTAGATGAGCTAAAAGATTTTGGTCCTTGTAAAACTACAACACCTTCTTTATCTTCAGCTACAGCAAAACGTCTTGGAGCTATTTTAGGAGAATTACGGTCCTCTACTATCTTTAACTTATATACCTCCCCGTTTGGGGCAGTATAAAAAATATTACCAGAGCTGTCGGTGCCGGCTAAGCTACCATTTGCTGGGGTATATAATGTATTGAAAGATTTTAAAAGCTTACTAACGTTGTCTTTTACTTTGTCGTCTATAGTACTTGTTTCAAGTTTTAAAAGTATGTTTTCTAAAGTCTTAATAGCATTTTCGTAATCACCGTTAAGTTCAAAATTACTATCGAGTTGACCGAAATCACCGCCTGCTAAAACTATATTGGATTCAACCCATGGTCCAATTCCGGGGGGTCCATCATTTTTACCTCCGTTAATATTGCTAATATGTTCTTTAGAGCATACCCAGATTTTTTCTTGATATAGTACCTTGTCTTTAACGTAATACCTTATACCCGTCGTCCATTTACCTCTATAGAGAGGGTCATTGTTATTAGTAGCAGTAGTACTATTAGCTAACAAGTTTCCATCTTGTGCAATATTATTACCCCCTACAAATGAGGGTAAAAGTTTAGATGTAATAAAAATTTCTTCAATATCACCGTTATCATCACTATCGTTTATCAGGCCTATATCTAATAACTGTTGTCTATCTACAGCTCCAGATTCTAACTGATTTCTTAATTCATTTTCAAGTTCACAGGCTCTAACAGCTCCATCTAAATTAGCAAGCTGTTTCGTTAGTGATGTGGTTAAATTATTAGGAGTATCTAAAATTGCGTTTATAGCATCAATATCATCACTAATCTGTTTAATAAACTCTTTTAATAAGTGCATTATATCTGCAAACTTAGTAGTTATTCCTACAGGTATACCGAAGCCGGGGGGTACGGATTGAGGAATAGGAAGTAAAATGATTAACTTTAACGCTGCTTTTAGTCCTTTTACTGGACCGGTTAATTTTTTAGCTAATCTTCTAAATTTTTCAAGTCTCCTGTTAATATTCGAAACATTTTTTGAAAGTTGAGCTTGTTTACTTCTTGCTCTATTAGTAGGTCCTGATGCAGGACATCCTTCTCTTCTAAACTGCTGTGTTAGGTCAAGTTGAGATTTAACTACCTGGTTGGCAAGTCTCCCTTGTAGTTTTCCTACTATCTTAGCAATTCCGAGTGCTAACTTACTATCTGGTATATTAACGTATGGCATTACTCTGTAAATACTTTTTTAGACAAAAGTGTCTTTAGTCTTGTTTTCAAAGGAGGAAGTTGAGGTAAAACTGAGTTAGCCACTGCTGCTACTTGTGCTACGTAAGCAGGAGGGGGTAAAGGTTTTGATAGTGCTTGAGTTAATAGTTCAACTTGAGTTATGAACTGATTTAAAAGCTCTATTGTTGTCTGGCCAAGTAGAACAGGTTCATCTTCTCTTTTGAGAGCGACTCTACCTAAGTAAATTTTTTTAGAATCCAATGTTATATACTTATCAGAATCTATACCTATGTACTTAGAGTTCAACCCGATATTTTCAATAGCAGATAAATATACTCCTTCTTTCTTTGAATTCAAAAATATTCTATCTGAGTTAAATAAAATCTGTGCTCCTTCGAATTTATTAGAAAGTTCAGGCTTACTGTCCCAGGCTTCTTGTTTTGTATTAGCTTGATCTAAGTCAATTTTATGGTTAGATGTGAGATATATAGAACTCATATCCTTATTAATATCTTCTATAATAGTCTCATCACCGTCTCTTGTTTCATCGTGTTGTCCGTTTCGAAGAATTGTAAAAGGTTTGCCGTTATTAGAAGATGTAGAGATTTTATTTGAATCGTACTTAGTTCCGCTGAAGCGTATAGAGCTTCCGTATCTACTTTGTAATACTGTATCGCCTGGGAAGAGTTGAAGTGTATTAATTTTGTTCTGCTCTTTGAAATCTTTTCCTAAATCTGCTGCTCCTTCACCTACCTGTATAGTATCTGGATATGCGTTATGATGCGGATGATTCCATAGGTTAACTATATCTACCCAATAAGCTTTAGTAGCGTCAGATGTAGCATCTCTTGCTTCTCCAGTATTAGGTCTATTCTCTATTACAACGAATTCGTTTTTTAAAGGTAGTCTAATAAAATCACTTCTACCGCAGTAAGCAAATTTTTTGGGTGCTTCCTCTTCTTCAGGAGTAGCAAGAGCTACTTCTCTATATATGACCCCGTACAGTCCTATACTTTTTTGAAAAGTATCGTATTCAGGATGAAAGGCATCTGAGATAATATCTATAACTCGGCCAAAGACAATTTTAGACGTTTTCGAACTATTCGAACCGCCGGAACTACTTCTCCCTAAACTCTGTCTGTTACCGTAGCTAATCGCCATCTTCTTCTGATTGGTCTTCTATACTTTGTATTTCTTCTCTAACTTCTTCTTGCTCCATAAGTAAGTCTTGAAGATCAGAAAAGTCAAACTCTCCTCCATCTCCTTTAGCTTGCGCTGTTTCTATACGTTGAATTACTGTCGCTAATTTAATTAAATGCTCATCGTTCTTTACTCCTATTTCCATATATTCTTTTATCATAGGAACAATGAGAGTAGCGTCCCCAATGTTTTCTATAAGGGGTTTAAGTTCATTAATTAACGCTCTTACTTGATGCTTGGTTTCGTTAGAGTTATCGTATATTTCACCAAATAAATCAGATAGAGTTTTTCCTTTGAAAATTTCTTTATCTAAACTCATACTAAGTTTTATTATAAATAGATTAGGGTTCTTTATTGTAGACTAAACCTAAATCGTATACTCTCTGATGGAGTTCTTTAAAATCATCTTTTAGTATGGTTATGACTTTAGTAAGGTTTGGGGTATCGCAGTCAGTCATTTCTCTAATGTAGATATATAATGCTTTTTTCTTAAATATATCTAAATCATTTCTTGTTTTAAAAACCGTTAGTACTGCATCTGCTATCTTACAATCTATTTCTTTATTGAAAAGCTCATCAAACCTATCGTAAACACTCTCTACCCATTTATCAATCAATTGACTTAAAGAGATACTTGCTTCTCGATTTGGTAGCTCAGTAGTTTCATATGATTCTTCAATATCAGTAAAAGATCCAATTTGCTTTAATTTTTTATAATTTTTGTTATTATAATTAATCAGCCATCTTTTTACTATAGTACCGAAATAAGAATATGCTTTCGCACCATTAGTAGAATCGAACTTCATAATCTTTTCTTCTAATAATATTGAAACTATTTCATGTTTTAGATCTTCTATTTGATCTACATCAGTATAATAAAACTTAAAAGTATGTATAATGTTTTCTGCTAACTTGTAAAAAGGTAGGTATATGTGATCTGTGAAGATCTTATTTCGATATTCAACATCAGTAGAGTTGTTATACTTAACTATATACTCCTCAGTTTCTGCAGTAAAGTAATTAGCTTTGCTTTTCTTCCTTGCCATAATTTTCGGGGAGCATGTATCGGTTTAGCTCGTCTTGTACGTATTTCATTTGTTCAAAGAACTGACCTACTTCATCGTCAGATTGGAAAACACCTTTTTCATCTAACGTCTTTAAGTGTTCACTCCCCTCTCTAATAGAGTTAGATATATTTTGAAGATATTTAGTTTGATCTTGTAATACGTCTTCATAGCGTTCTACTTTAAGTAAAAGGTTGCGAATGGCGTATAGTGATATAGCTATTAATATTCCTAATACTCCACTAATTATGTAACTTAGTTCTAACATTATATAACTGTTTCTTTGGCGATTATTGCATCAAGTTCAGGCCAAAGCTCGTTAAATTTATACTTTGTCTGATTATATTTTGATTCATGTCGCTCAATATATTGTCTAAAGTTTTTATCCGCTATATACCCTTCTGAGCCGTTCTGTATATGTTTAATAGATTCAGAAATAAAATCAGCGTTTAAGACCATATTAAGATTATTTTTCCTACTTTCCAACTTTTCAAGTATAAAGTTTCTAACTTTCTCGCTAAAGCATGCTGGATCTAATACTTCTGCATCGGATTTTATAGTTTGCCATAGAACCGGTACTTCTATTTGTTCTGAAAATGATAAAAATTTATCTATATCGTTAGCACTAAATAAATTAAAGACGGATAAGAAGGCATATGTATGTTCAGTTTCTGATTTTACTATGTCAAAATTTCTCTTTACGATATCCCAACTGCCTCCTTGTCTTATATATTCAAACTGTTGACCTATATTCTCTAAGCTTGCCGTCCATTTTACATTCTTTCTTTTCCTTAATTTTTCAAATATTGATGATTTACTTAAATCAACACTGAAGTTAGTAATAATATCTATTTTACAGTCTTGAGGTAATATGTCAAGGAGAGTGTTATTTTGTACCTGTACGAGGGGTTCACCACCTGCTATAATAGCTTGCTCTATACTATCAGAGCCGTATTCTTTAATATAGTCAAGTATTTTATTAACTTTTTTTAAGTTTTCGGATTTGCTATAAGGAATACCTTTTAGTTTACTCCAAGTACTACTCCAATTTTCATCACAGTAGATGCAAGCAAAATTACATACTGTGCTCCATCTTAAATCAAGTGCTTTTAATTTAAATTTTTCCGGTTCTTCAGACTCTATAGTTCTGAACCAATCACGTTGGCTTGTACCTGACATTCTTTCGTCTCGAAGACATGTAGTGCAGAAACTGTCTAATTTACCATTTAGAATATTATTTCTCAACTCTTTTACACGAGGGGAGTTAACAATATAGTCTATAGTGGAGTTGTCTGTTATATCCCCAAATTTAAAAGTACCTGAGCAGCAAGAGGAAATATCGCCATTTGGACCTACAAATAGAGCAGATGATGGAGAGGTACAATAAAATGGCGACTCAAAAGATTTCGCCTGCTTCATTTATTAAAGGTTTTTCAAGATATTAGAAAGACCTTGAGAGGATTTTACGTTTTTTCCTGTAGTAGTAGCTGTTTTACTAACTTTAGGTGTAGAGTCACCTCCATTGTTTTTCCACATATCGTATTCAACTTTAGATGCGAGAAAATCGGCAGAGTGTAAAACAGAAATTAGACTTGTTTTTTGTCTTGATGATTCTTGATGACTAAAGAAATAAGATTCATTTGCTTTATCAAAAACACCATCGTGAAGACGAATACCTAAAAACTCTTTCTGTGAAACTTTTATACCAAACTTCTGTAGTATAAATAGAGAGCGATCCGGTATTAACATAAAATCGAGATCTGGGTTAAACGTGTACATCTCTGAGAGTTTATCTTGTCTCCATTTATCTGTCTGGGGTATATAGTTAGGTTTATCTCCGTCTCCAAGTTTACCAAGGTCATGGAATAATGCAGCAAAAACCAGTTCTTCTTGGGAATAGTCTATACTACCACCCATCTCTTCATACAACCTTGACTGTTTTACTGCATACTCCACAACTCTATTCACGTGATCTACATACCCGCCAGGAAATGCACTATGATACCACGTTTTACCACTTGCAGGGGCCATAACATAAACCTCCTCCATATGTTCAAGCATAGAAAAAATACTATCTTTTCTTTCTCCAATATAAGTACTTATGATTTTTTTATGTTTTTCGAAATTAGATTGAATTTTCTCTGCTGTTAACATATTTAACCTTATTAATATTATATCTGTTATATTATTATTATATATTTTTATATATTTTATATTATATATTTATATATCTATATATTAGTTATATAACATATATTGAAGATATATAAAATTTTTCTAAAAAGCAACTTATTCCAAGATTATTTTCAAGTTATTAAAAACTTTATACTTAGAAGCACTTCCTGCCTCCCAAAAAACCTCGGGCTCTATATAGATTGTATCTCCTTGCATCTCTGGAGGGATAGGCCCTACAATACGCTTACCTACCATTCGAGTGGAAGTTTCTTGAGATAAGTAAATTCTGGTAGGTTGAACTACCGGGAGTATATCATTCTGAAACTCCCATGTATTTTCCGTAAAAAAAGAAGCTTGAACTACAGGAACATCGTTATACCACCACCAAGGATCTGTAGGGTTGGCGTTTATAAAGATATTAAATCTTGGATAGTATTGAGAATTATAGTCTAAATCTACATGGTAGTACCCATTAGTATCTAACCATCCATCTACTTCAAATGTAGCATTACACTCACCTCCGTAGCAAGTAGGAGGATTTAATTCCTCTTCTATAGAGCAAGAAACAAGTAATAACGCAAGAATGAGAGCTGCAAGATGAGGTAAGATATCAACCCCATGAAGCTTCCACATCATAGCAACTATTCTAAGTTGGAAAGCAAGAACAAAGAAACAAATAATAATAGCAATATACAACATAACCTTGATTTTTATACTTAAATATAAGAAGAAAAACTCGGAGAGGCAACTGTTTTTATAAAAAGCTTTAGCACGCCGCGCGCAAACGCGCAAGTTGCACCGCGATTTACTTTTTAACTTTATCTATAGTCTTTCTTTCGTAAGCTTTATTAAGATAATCTAAAAGATTATTTTGATCCAACCATACATTTCCATCCAGTAAACATTCATAAGCAGCCTTACCTATTAAATGGTGACCGAATTCATTCCAATGCCCACAATGACAGTGAGCCTCTTGATGGAGATACCCGGCATTTACATACTTTTTCTTCTTAACCTCTACTTTTAATTCCTCCCATAGTCTATTATGAAGTACTACCGTACTCACTCCTTTATGATGTAACAGGTTAACGGTAAGGTTCATTAGATTGGTATAGTAGTTATTGTAGTTATTCCACTTGGGGGCCACTACATGTAAGAAGAAGTTTCTGATACCTTTTTCTATATTGTCTATAGGCTGGCCTACCCATGTACCTTCTTGGTGTAAACGCCAATCATCATTATCGAGATCAAGCATCTCTGGACCAGTAAGTGATTTAAGAGTGGGGTACCATAGGTCCGACTCTGTAAACTCCTTGATCAAAGGTAGCTTAGTACCATCTACTACTCTATCAAATGGAAGTAAAGTTCTTTCAGGAGTTGTGTAAGTAAGGATAGCTACATCTCCTCTACGCATCTTTGAGTAATGCTTCATAACCATTGATACTACATCTAAGTTACTACAGCCCGGATAACCGAATCTTTGCACATTATTTTTAGACTCGACAGAATCCTTTAATGACTCAGCATAAGTATACTCTACTATTCTATACGGGTTTGGATTTCCTTCAGAATCCGCTAACTCTTGATCCCAACACAGACCCGCAGCAAACGAATCTCCTATTGACCAAACAGTATTAAAGCGAACTTGCTCTTTTTCTTGGATGGGCTTTTTCATATAACTCTTCTACAGGCTTTAATAGTAAGTCTTGAAATCTTTTAATAACAGCACACTTCTCATATTGCTCTAAACTTTCATAATATTTAAGCATATAATCTAAAGATACGAAACATTGTCCTTTTTCGAAACTTTCTCCCACTTTATATATACTATCAAAATGCTTACTATCTATTTTCTCTAAGTAAGAATATAGTTTATTAAAGTATTTGTACTTAATTGCTTTTCTAACGTTTTTATACTGCTCTGGATACTGTCTAAGATACATCATATCCATCATATGGTAATTATCCACTCCTCTAACAGTCATTCCCATTAATACATAAGGATTCTTAAGAGCATCATCTACTCCATGCTCTCTATAGATTTGCTCATCTCCTTGTTCAAAGATTGCAAATAGCGTGTTAGGATCCAAGTATTGCATTTCTAATAAATAGATACTATATGACCTTTGCAGATTTTAACTTTTTATAAGCCTGTATATCTTTATCTAACCCGTTTCTTATACCGCAAACCATACTACATTGTATAGACCTACCACACTCATGAGTAGTATTCCACTTAGAAGCAACCTGCCGATCCAGTATCTCCATGATACGGTAAAAACTATTATTCTGTAACTTAAGCTCTTCATATGGAAGTATTTGAGCTTGCTGATTATATATACTTTCATTATACTTTCTCTTAACCTCAGCACCCATATAACAGCACGGCAGAATCATTCCCTGAGCAGAAATATATAGATCCGATAAAGTACCTCCGGTAAATCTATCAGGCTTAACCATTTTACATTTAATATCGTATTTCTCCGCCTCCAAGAAAGCAGGTGTTTGATAGTCTATTTCACTCCCATATGTTCCCTCTGCATCCTCCTCAGTAAAACTCAACGGCGACGGCACACCATAACCAAGATCAACCTCCCAATCTTTCCAACGATGCATATCAGCAAGCTGTAACGAGTACTCCGCATTACCATCTTTATCTCTAACCCAAAACGGACCATGTTTTTTATTAAACATGTCATCCATACCATTAGGCCTTTTAAAAACTATTGTATCTATACCAAACTTTGCTGCTAACTCTCTTGCAGGTAAAGTCTGGTGCTGGTTATGTTTAAACACTAAATACTCCCATTGCGTACTACGACCATACTCCTTCGCTCCCCTTGCACACTCTCTCATATTAGCAACTAATTTATCCCACCTTACATTTCTTCTATATAGATGATTAGTATCCTGTAATCCATCTACACTAAAAACTGTTAAAGTTACTAATCTGCCCACATCAAACCAGAACTGAGTATCTCTCGGCCCACCGTTAGTCCTCATAACAATAGGAGCAAAATGACCAGTAGAGTTACCTCTAATATACTCAAGTATTTTGATAAAATCTGGATTCATTGCAGGATCGCCAAAATTACCACAAAAGCTATACTGCCCGACTTTATTAAGGATGTCGTACGGGAACCATTCTACAAATTGTTCATAAGATATATTATCTTGCTGTAGCTTAGGATGAAGCTTTGTACTACCTAAATAATGACGAGGACAGACTGGGCATTTAGCATTACAGTAAGAAGATATTTCAAAATCTAAACCCCATTTAAGATCGTGACCTTCGAAAGGTGTTGTCCACATTTCCTTTTTAAATAAATATCTATCAACTATTTATATATAAAGTCAAATAAGTTTTAATGGCACATCCAAGTAAGACAATCTGTCCTCTCCCCTTTAGTAGTATATCTTACAGCATGACAGGGGAAATGGGACCCTGTACTCAATGTAATAAACTAACCGAATACCAGACTATTGAAGAGTACTGGGAATCACCTCAAGTTAAGAAGCTTCAAGACGACATGAAAGCAGGCATCAGAAACTCTGCCTGTAATGAATGTTATAATAGACAAGATGCCGGAGCTTGGAATACTCGAGAATGGTTATTAGAACAGATGCCTGAATATGATTATAACGAAGACCCTAAATTAAAAATGTTATGGTTAAGATTCAGTAACATATGTAACTATAAATGTATAGACTGTAACCCAACTACGTCTTCTCTTATATTTCAAGAGATGTTAAAAAGAGGAGTAATAGATCCTAACCGTAGTGCAGTAATACACTCAGGAGGAGACGAACACCATCTCTTAGAGCAAGTAAAAAAACACGTACACAACCTACAACAGATAAGTTTTTCAGGAGGAGAACCACTACTACACTGGCAGCACTGGGATGCTTTAGAGTATATTGTACAACAAGGGATATTTCCTACTATTAGATACTTTACTAACTTAAGTATTCTTTCATATAGAAAGAAAAGCTTAATAGAACTATGGAGTCATTTCCCTAAAGTAACTGCAAACGTTGGTTTTGATGCTATGGGAGAAGGGTGTAACTACTTTAGAGGTAATATGAGTTTCGAGAAAACAGTAGCTAACTGTGATAAAGTTATAGAAGCCTTGCCACAAACAGAAATCATAGTAACTGTTACTTTTACCTGGCTTAATGCTATTAATGCTATTGATATGATACTATGGTTTATGGAAAATAGGCCAAACTTAATAATATCCCCCAATCAAGTAATACATAGATACTTAGACCTACGTACTGCACCGTTAAGTAAGAAAAGACAAATAGAAAAAGCTATTTTAAAAGTTTTAAACCACGACGCTACAAGAAATGACGGTAATATGTACAAATTTTACTCAGGAATGATAAAGTTAATGTACAGTAACGACTTTTCAAGTGAGTTTCCTGCAGCATTAAAGTGGTTGAGAGACATGGATAAGTGGAGACAGACTGATTTTAGAGTAGTATTCCCCGAACATCAAGACATAGTGTACGAAGATTACGATGTAGATAACGTTGAAACTGCAAGCGAACACCTAATTATGGATTATCTCCCAGTTGGAGACCAGTAAATTGACCGTAATCAGTAGTTTTTATAAATTCTAACAGTTTTTTAGCAAAAATTTCATGATATTCTTGAGTCCAATGCTGGCAGCTTGTTTGGTACTTCTCATTCGGGTACCATAACTCAGGAGTCCACCAGTAAAACTTAGTTCCTCTCTCTCGAAATATATCTTCCCAATACATCACCCATGTTTCATAGTAATGTTCATAATGGTGTCTATAAGGTCTTATTATATTTTCATGAAATTCTATAACTTTTTCATTAATTCTTGCACCTTCCTCTTTTGTTACGTGCGGTAAATAATGATCCTTTATATATTTTCCATCAATATCAAGATGACCAGCCGCCAAACCTGTTAAAGTCCCGTATTCACCCTGTCTGTTATGAAAATTATTAAAAGAATACTGGTGTTTTGTAGGAAACGGTATGCGGATCGGTGTAGTACACCCTAAAATTACAATATCATCTTCAGAAATTTTAGTAAAGTAACGCGTCATAGCCATGAAAATGTCATTCATAGTGCTACCATAATGAGCTATTTTACTATGATGCTGTGCTAAATAAGAAGCTATTATATCTCCATAGGTAAAATCAACAAAATTACCTGGTAAATCAGCATTACACCCCTGTGTAAAACTATCTCCAAAAGTCCAAACCATTATTTTCTTTTAGTATTTCCTACTTCCCACGCCATTTTAAAGAAATCAAAGACTTCAGGGTCGTATACTTTTTTATTTTCAATCATTTCTATAAACCTTAACCCTATAAACTCCTGTTGAAAAGGAGAACAGTGAGAAAAATCCCGTGCATGTACAGGAATAACAGCCGGATCTTCCCAAAACGCTACCGGCAACGTTGTATTTACATAAAGATTCATATCAAACCTATCACAGACAGCTTTAATAGCATCTAACTGTGACCTCATTAACCAAAACGTAGATCTATCTGAGAATAATAAGTCGTTTAACATGCCTACTATACCTTTAAACTCTCCAGGCACATACCCAGGCAGTCCAACAGCCGTTAAAGGATTCCACTTCTGAGAATCTTGTCCGTAAAACTCCCACCTGTAAAAATGAGGTATTAACAAACAAACACTTTTAGCTTTTAATCTTCTTTCTTTCTGCGTCCAAAGTACTAAGTTCCTATATGCTGTCTGTATACCCATCCCACCAATAGCTAAGTTCCACGCCTTTAATCCATAGTGGTTAACAACATAACTAACCCATGTCTGATACCAGTGCAACGCCACACCAGCAGTATGAGAACAACCTAAAAAGATAATTCCCTCATCGGTAGTATTAAAATCATCTGGAGTTCTAAAGTTATAGTTATTAAACTCGTATTCTATAGGATTATTCTCCCACCACTCAATATCAGGATGATCTTTATGTAGTTGTTTATTTTGCTCCCAACGCTCAGGATTATCCGTACCCAGCCATTTCCCCTTATAGTTTCTTATATCCTTAAGGTAGTAGTCTATTTCATTACCCTTTAAGTCGTAAAACTCCTTTACTTCTTTAACCTTATAGAAGTTTCTGTCAGTCGGCTTCCGCATCTATGTTTTTCTATAAATATTAACTCTCTTTATATTTATCATAGTAAGCAAATTAAAAATAAATGACGGTTTTAATATTAGCTGAACCAAGAAGCGGTTCTACACACTTAGCAGGGTATTTAAGATTCTGTGGCTTTTATACTTTTTATGAACCATTCAATAAGCTCTCACAATTTTTCTTTCCAGAGATTGAAACCTGCCAAGGTTTAGACCATCATATAGGTAAAAAAATACTTGTTAAGGAATTATTCTGGGGAAGCGCAGCAGGTTCTAATATTCATAAGTTTGATTATCAAAAATTTATCAGTAGATTTGATTATACTATTTTCTTGCATAGAGGTAATTTTGAGGAACAAGTTAGTTCTTATGATTTCTGTAATGCTAACAACGTACATTTACAGAAACCTTACTCTATACCCCGTGATTATAAATCCTCAGAGCTAAGTCTACTGTTATTTCAGCAGCTAAAAGACGAATTTAAAGAACTTAGAGCTAACCATACACAAGGACGTTACATTGATATAAGTTATGAAGAATTATATCAGTTTAAAAAGATTGATTTAATATTTGAGTTCCTTGGGATAGAGAAACCCTTAGGGGTTACTTGGCCGTATGCAAACAGGTTGAGGAGGATTGTCTAAAACCCCCTTACGCGCGAAATTTTTCCGCAAAATTTTCCCCACATTTCTTGTTTTTCCACCAAAAAGTTCTTATATTAAAGTATGAGTCAAAGCTTTATAATTAGCGCCGTAGTATTTCTCATTGTAATGGTTACCTTTCACTTGATAAAGGATATTATTATAAGAGGACACAATATAACTCCAGATATGAGGAGTAAGATAAATAATAGATGGCTTGTAAGTACGGCTATCGGGCTGATATTACTGTTTTTCTTTTACGGATGTGTTACTGAAGTAGATATATGTAATAAAGGCGAGCCTAATAACGGTGTTACATGTATAGAGATATATCAACCGGTAAGAGCACCAGATGGTACCATATATAGTAATTCATGCTTAGCAGAAGCTGATGGATGGGATAATGGTTGTTTAGAATTAGAACCAGTATATAGTAAGTATGACTCCAAACAGATACTTATTACTACAGGATAAGAAGCTTCTTGTTAATAGCCCTTCGGTATTTAGTATATTAGGGTACCTGAATGGCTTTGATAAGGATATATGCTGGATTTTTGGTGATAGTTTTATGGATACACCGGCAAACTACATTCTCCACTATCTTGAAAAGTACAATAAAAGAGGAATAATATTAAGTAGAGGCGGTACTGGGGTTGATTATTCGTATCTAAGATTTCTTGAAGTAGAAAAATATATTAAGCCTTACCATTCTATGCTTGTTGGTATTAGTGCTGTATCAAGGTTTTATTGGAATGATTATCATATAAATTCTACAGGAAAGATTAGACCTAAAAATAATAATCAAGAACCCACAAGTAGATTTAAAAAAGCCGTTGAACTATTCTTCTTAGAGCTTTATAATGATGAAGATCAAATCCAACTCAAAAGCGCTATAGTAGATACGTTTGTGCGAAGAGTTAGGGATAGAGTAGAAAAAGCCATTATAATACCCACAATACATCCATATGACGTGTTAGGTAATATTCCCAGTATGATGTCTATCCTCTCTCAATGGTATAAAGACGATACACTACCTCCAGGTAATAACCATTGGCCGGATGATAGGCAATTTAGTGATAACTTCTATAAGTACTACGATAGTACATTTGAGGTATGGTCTTAATATATAAATATATAAATATATATAACCTATATCACGAAAGTTAGCCGGGAGAGGGAAATTAGATAGGCCGCAGCCACGACCACGAGCCCACTATAGGGAACTATACCGGCAGTGTTATGGCAAGGTGACCTAAAGGTGACATCCTCCTGACCAAATCTTTATATGGGATGGTTGGTAGTTCGAAATAAATTTCTTATCTTTATGATTATGTTTTATAAAGGCCATATGATGTTATCTTCTTATCCTGCCCACCTATCTTCTTATGGGCAATATATGGCTATATGTTTACCAGGCAATACTAACCGATAGAAGGGCCAATAGTGTAATAGAGTCTATAAGGCTATATATGGCTGGTACTACTATACCTCTTTGATAGGTTCTAATTCCGGAACGATAGAGCAGTCTAATAAAGACATACGATAGGTAGTACGTTGCTTCATCATATCATATGAATAAAGATCCATAGAGGTCTTACCAACCTTACTAACATTCATACCATTATAACCACTCCAGACACTATATGATAATTTATCATCATATGACTTATAAGCCTTTACCTTATAGGTCTCTCCTTTATATACAATACCAATAGATTGATCATCTGAAAGGCCGTTAATAGCGTTAAGGATGGTAGATGCTTTCTTTACTTTTTCTGAATATGTCATAACCTTTATTAATTAATTACATCTAAATATAAGAACTTTCTACCAAACTACCAACCCTTCCCCCATTTATTTCCCCTTTTTTTATCGGTTTTTTCTTGCGTAATAAAGGCAGGCTGGAAGGAAAGGATGGTCTATATAGAAAAAAAAGAAGAGAGGGACACACGAACCTATCTATTCCTTCTCATTATCCACACACAACCCTATCATCATTCTATACAAACATATGTAATTTATAGCTCACTCGTTACTCGTTAATAGCTCGTGATACACGCTAATTCATTAAGAGATACTTTATGTATCTTCCATCCCTTCTTATACCTTCTCTCCATTTTATAGCTTATCTCTCCTTTATTATCTTCCTTCCCATTATTAGAGTTGTTGGTAAAGTCATTAACTACTTCAGACACCATTAAACCCA